GTCTTCCTCCTCCACCACCACCACGATGCGGTGGCATTGCTGCTGCTGGTTGTAGTTCTGGAGGTGGAGGTGTGCCATGTCCTGCTGTAAGATGTGCAAACGCTTGTTTAGCCGATTGCTCGTATTTAGCAACGTCAGTTCCTTTTGCTTTAGCCTGTTGAACGTGCATCATAAAGTGCCGCAACGCTTGCATGAATGGCTGAACCATCTCAGGTGGCAATGCGCCAGCAGGAGCTTGCTGAATCAATGGCATAATCTTCTGAGACATTACATCCAAGTGAACAATGTCATTATCCCGTGGCGAAACAGGAATCTCTTGACCTGCAATGATAGATTGCAATTCAACAATCTGTTGACGTGTAGCCTCAATAGCCAGCGTCTCCACTTGATCTTTTGGCAAGATAACTTGGTTTGCAATGCTTTCACCCAACTTCCGCGACCAATCAAGTTTCAACAACTCGTCTTGGTTCACGTTAGGATTACCAGTGTAGCGTTGCACCATCATATCCAACATTGCATTATCCTGCGCTTGAGTGTCGGGTAGTAGCTCTTCGGCAGGGCTATACGCCATGAGGAGGATGTCACTTGGGGGAAGATTACGCTCCATCATGTTAAGGCAGCAATTGATTGCTTCCTCATCGAGATGTTCAGGAACTTCAAAAGGAACTAGGAATGATGGAAGATCCATCACAGAACGATCAAAAGCATCAACGACTTCGCGTCTAGCCCAAACTGCGTTAGGAACCATTTGCCGTGCAATATCAAGACGTGTCTTTAGTTCAGAGGCAGACTTAACGTGTTCTGGATGGCAGATACCACGTTGCATACGTTCAACGCACTTGGAGTATTGTTTCGTCCATCGCATCAAGATGCCTTCGCGCAGTTGGTTCTCAATAGCTGCAACACGATTAACTTCAGATGCCGTTGCGCGACCTTGCTTTTCACCGATAGCTTGACCGGGCAAGAACGTGCCAACTTGGATTTCAGCTAGTCCACTAATAAACTGATCTAGGCGCAAGAAATCATCAACATCAGCAGGAAGACTTTGTGGAATGACTTCATATCCTTCAGCGATATAGCAGATAGGGTGATGGACAGTAAGTGGTGCTGCTCCAGCTTTAGCATTTGGCCCCTTCTTGAGCAACAGCATTCCTTTAAGATAGACGTTATCAACAACAAGGTTACGAGCTTTATCAACAGTAATATGCGTGTTGTATAAATCACGTCCTGCACCACGGGAACCCATTAGATTGCCATTGCCAATCTCGATAGCAAACAACGATAAGCATTCGCTCATTTTATTGTAACGATCAATCTGCGTACAAATCTCGTCACCGCTCTTGTCATCAAACAAGAATCGGCTAATCTTGCCATGTGGTTCTTTAACGAGCAACTCACCTAGCTCAACATATTTCGCGTCATTCTCGTAGCTTGCTCCGTAACTACCTTCACGAATCCAGTCTTCGTAACGCCTTGCGTCATCATCAGAATCAAGAGTTCTTCCAGCAGGAACAGCGTTGTTAATGGACTTAACCAAGTTCTTAACGTGCCAACCAGCCATTGCAGACATAACTGGATCTTCCAATATAGGAAGCAACTCAGCAATTTGATACCTGCGCTTTCTTGCCCAAATCGGAGTTCCTTCAACTTCTTGCGGAGTCTCGATAGAAAAGAAAGTGTAATCCTGTCTTAGAAATTCTGGTTTCCAGTCACGAAGATCATCCCAACAAACGCCACAAAAACCAAAAGTTGTGTTCTCATGTACAATTTGCGCCAATAAATCATCATGTCCAGACCATCCACGGATTGTCTTGGTGATCTCCTCTCGGAATACTTTTGTCTTGTTTTCAGCGTCTACTCCTTCGACTGGGAACTTGGAGAAAGTGAGAGTTGCAGCTTGTTCGATGACTTGCCGAAACGGAGGTTGAATTCGGCTAACCATCGTGGAAAGAAAACCAGTAGGGCGATTAGACCGCCAGTTCTGCCCCATGCTTTCCAGCTTTTTAGCACTATATGGAGGCTCATTGTTTAACTTTTTCTGAATTAGTTGATTTTTTTTATTCCTCTCGATATTCTGCTGTTTAAGCCTGCGATATGCAGAGTACGCCTGAGCGGCATCTTTGAAAGTCCGCTTAACTTGCAGAGTATCTTTATTAACAGTATCGGAATTATTGCCAGTAGTAGGATCAACAACATCAAGATCGAGGATGCGAGGCTTATCGTGTGCATTAGTAATCCTTGGAGATTTATTCGCATAACTATCAGTAACGAATGCAGGAAGTGGTTTAAGAACGTCTGCCATAATTTATTTTATATTCATCCAGCAATAATCTGGAGTGGAGGTTGCTTGGGAAAGTTTATTCTTGTCAAAGAAAATTGCGCTACGGTTATCATGTCGCATAATGCTACATCCTCCTAATTTAGTTGACGATTTGGTATCTCTACCATTACGGACACTTGCGCTGATTCTATCTGCTGCGGAAATACAAGATGCACATCCACCACGCCAGTTTTTATTGTGTTGACAACCTTTGCAAATTTTTGCTCTTTCCTCCGCAAGTTCATATGAGACTAGATTGTTTGCAGTTTTTGAATTAAGTAGATTCCTTGCCCAAGTCGTGATGTCGTTTAGCAACGATTGCTGCGCAGACTCAGGATGGACGCTTGTTACAACCACCATGTCAACTCCATGACAGAAGTTAGGCCAGTTAGAACAAATGTAGCTATTAACGTCACCTTCTACGTCACCAACAGGCAAATGATTCTCTGCTCTATAGTTTTCTACAACTTTAAGTAAGTCTTCATACGAATGCCCTATCAACTTTGCGTCTGAATCAAAGTAGTGCCAACCGCCGGGCGGTATCATTCCAAGAATAACTTTTGCCATGAGTTCGATGGTAATATGTTAAAATATCAAGATTTGCAAGCGTTTTTTATCATTTTTGATGTATTAAGCAAGCAAATCACTCAGAAAAATCAATATATTCAATCTTATCAACAATACTTTTCATTCCTCGATCCATTAACATTGGCAATGTTTTTTTATCTTCAACCATTGTTGCAATAGCTCCACCACGTTGACGCATTAAAAATACTAGCAATGAAAGCGAATCCAACGCATCTGGAGAATTTTGCCTAGTGCGCTTAACATAATCTTTTTTACTTTCCACGCGAACCATGCCTTTACCCTTTTGCATATAGCGTCTCCCAGTAGCTTGACGAGTTAAAGCATCGTTGCGGAACCCCGGTGATATTTTCAAATACTCAAACTCCAAATACTTTGCCACTCCAAAAAGAAGCTCGGTGACAACCCCATTGTAAAGCTCACTGGCTTTCTGCGAGTCGTCACCAAGAATGTGTGTTTCCGTTGCAGCCCATGAGTAATTCACTCCCATGACTTCACTTCCAAACAATGTCTTTAACGAATCATGGATTCCTGCGCCGTTACCAGTTCGATCAACGCACAACCAATTCGGTGCAATCTTCATGTTCTTGCAAAACTTAATTATGTTATACGTCTGCTCTAACGTAGCTGCTTTCGGAAACGTAATCTGAGAATCCATTTGCAATACCGTCCTCGGAGTCTTGAAATCAATAAATTGTCCGCTCATTGGTGTCCATCCATCACAAAGACCAAATCGACCGAAAGAACAAATAACTTGGTCGTTACCCTCCAACGCCAAATCGAAAGCTGCTAGCGGCACTACAGGCCCAATAAACCGCACGTTACCCATTGCGTTATCCATCATGCTAGGAGTAATGATTGCCATAGAAATTCCTTCCTGTGGGAACCAACCTCTAGCCATTGTAAAATATTCCGCAGTGCGTCCTTTTGTTTCGTATGCCGTATAACCTTCGTTTGTTTGTAACCCAGCAAATACAATTTTCCGCTCAATAACATTCTCGCATCGTGCAGCGTCTAGCCGCAAAACGTGCCAGTCATCCCGTGACTCCCATTCAAAGTCATCTTCGCAGTCAACACTCCCCCAGCCTCTGGCTGGTTCGCATCTTTTTCCAAATTCACTTGTCCTATCTTTCGGGTTACTCGCCGCAAAAATTTTAATGCGTCCCTTTGCGCCTTCCGTATCCGCAGCAGACAAAATGTTCTGTAGACCTTCCCAAACTCCAGCAGGAACTTCTTCAGCTTCGTCCAGCACAACATGAGTCCGTGACATTTTTCCCCAGATTGGGTGTGGCTTGCCTGCGCGTGGACTTGGATGGAATCCACGGAGCGTTCCAGTTCCACTATCGCCTTT